ATAGAAACAAAAAATAAGCACAAAGCGCTACGACGCCACCACCGAAGAATAAACTTCATAAGAATCAGCCACCGTCAAGATAGCATCAACAGCCAACACAACATTGACATCAGGCCTGTCCAACCTGTGCCGCATGGCGGCTTGTAAGACGGGAGGTATGGCCTGATCCTTGGCATAAGCGGAAACCCTATCTCTGAAAGACACATACCTCTCCGGCCTCGTACGGGGATCCATACCCTTCTCACCCAACAACTCTATTACCTTCGCTATGTCAGGCACGAACCTAGCAAACTCCTCGAATATCAATATGAGCCCAGAACTGAAATATATAACCGAATCTAGTATCATCTTAGACTCCAGATTGAACAAATTGGACATCTTGTACACAGCCAACGTGTGGTCAACGCCAGATTTAACCCACAACACATTATCATCACCTTTAGCAATCATAGCAACTATGTGCTCTCTCCCCACTGATTCGGTAGCAGAAACAAAGTTGTACACCAAATTGCCGAGCATTGTGTGCGGGGCGCCTGATTTCATCTGATAAGAAGATACGAACATAAGACCTAGAGCTTTACTAGATACCCTACCAACGTACGAATCCTCGAATATCTCCATGACGCCTGGATCCAACCCGAGCTCTATAAATAACAACGACTCTATCATCCTGGCTAACAAACCCTGGGATTTATCGTACTTTCCCGAGTCCATCTCTATAGCTTTGCAGTCCTTGAGTACGTGCAAAAACGTTGTGGCCCAATCTGATATGTCATCGTCGGACAACCTACCAGCGCTACATATTTCCGGACGCAAAGCACCGTCGAACCGTTCGAACATGACCCTGAACAAGCTTGTAAACAAGGCCGTGTCCTTCTTAGACAAACTAACGATCACCTGTCCCTGTCCAATCTCATGTTGGGCAGACGTGCTAAGTTTGGGCTTCACTCTCTTCTTTATAATAGTATCATACCTCTCTAGTTCCAACTCCATCATGTCACCAGGACACTCATCATCTAGCATCTTCCTATAGTTCTGATCTTTACCTGCTCTCCAAGCCATATAATCGGTAACATTGAAAGGTACTGGATTGTCCTTATAAGCCATTCCTATGGTTTTCCGAAACCCAGGTACGAACGCCCAGTCAATAAACGAATCTACCAAGTGACGCGCATAATCCCAC